AAGCACTCTGGTTGTGCTAAATTTACCCCTGTCACGCTTTTGTCACGTCCAGATACGTGACAGGGTCTTCCAATTAGGCCGAATTAAGGTCAAATTGAAAACCATTTTAGAATTGGTCGAGCCACTTGCGCCTGAGTGTTGTGTATGCAGGTAGCAGTAGACATCGCCCAACAGGAACACTCCTAATTTTACTCAAAAATTCTTCATAAACCTCTTGACCATTGTGCCATGCCAATTCGCACAGTGATCTTACATGTTCCTGTGTGTTTTTTGCATCTTTTGTCCATCTAATGGACTCATGTATCTCCTTCATTGGCATCACAGGGTGGACCAGGAAGGGGTACTGTTCATCGGCACGAAAGTACCGCTTAAGGAAAGTGACATTCTCCCATGTCACGTTGTTAAACTCCTTAGATTTGTCAGCAGGAGTCATTGTCAGGCCATACTCCTTCCCCGCCTTAGCAAGTAGACCTGCATCAATTGGGTAGGGGTAGCTAGCAATCACATCATCTCCATATGCAATCATCTTGAACTTATCCAAATCAATGTTTTTGTAAGTTTTTAACAACAATGTTCGAATTATGATGTTGTTTATCATGGAGTTGAAGATTGATGTACCAGAACACCCTGAAGGCATACCACCTCGCACAAAATAGTGCTTGTTTTTGTAAAGGTGGTATGAGTGACACAAGTACGAAATGTACCTGCCAGCCTTGTAATCATAACCTAATTTTTCAAGCACACGGCTAAGACACGCGAACCAAACAGGGCTCAAGCTAGCATCATAACCAGTGTAATCAAATGCAAAGAGCTCACCGTCCAACATCACTGGAATTTTACTCCAAAATGTGTCTGGGTTGCAGCCCACTGCACTACCAGTAACCGTTCCTGGGTTCCGGTGGAATGTCTTATAAAGATTCCCAAAACATTGTCTCATTGCTACAGAATCATTGAGACTGGAAGCTTCAATCAAGCGAGATTTCCCTTGCTCAACTTTCTCCCTGCTTCTCAACTCATCCTTCACATATGTCACCATTGGTAGGTTGAGACCATATTTATCCATGCACTCTTTTAACTTGGATAAGTCTCTAGTTTTCTTTGATAATATGTCTCTCTTTTTGATTCCCATTGTCACATAAGGGTATCCTGCACTAGTTGTCAGGTCAAGTGCTTCAAGCCCTTCAGTCCCATAAACAGCATCCTCAAGGCACATCTCACTAATGTCAATGTCAAGGGTCATTAATTGCCCAGCATAGTGGTCAATAGCTTCCTGCATGTATTCATCTACATGAGTGTTCACATTACCCACGTACTTGGAAAAGATCGCCTCCTCAAAGTCAACCTTAAGTCTGGGATCATTTTTGTTTAAAACTGCTGGTTCCTTAACACCGGGGAAAATGTCATGAAACACACTAGGTTCTAACTTTGTTTTAGTTGGTGCATTGATAATTGGGTAACCTGATTCTTTGTTTGTCTCCATCCACTCAATTTCACCTTGTTCTTCATTGAAGTAGTCTCTGAGTAGTGTGGCAGCAAATCCTTGATGTCCATTACCACCAACGTGAATACCTATGACTTTACCAGTTGCCATCAACACTCCACCACATTGCCCTGATTTAGTGGGAAAATTATACATGAGCATTCTGTGGGTTGGAGTACCACTGAGGTTCAAGAAACCATACTCCTTAACGGCACCCACTGGTATGAACATGTTTGGAAACTTACTGGTATTTATTGCCAGTACTGCTTCAGATAGCTCACCACTCTCCTTAGGAATGAAACCTCGGATGTCCCTGAACTTCTCATTTCTGTCCAATTTAATCATTGTCAGCTCCAAATTCACCCCTTCAGCATCCACCAGCTCTTTGGCATCAAGAACTCTGAGCTCCTTGTCATCGACAATCACAGTGTCTCCAGGTTTAGCGTGGCGCGGGACCACTGCCCACTTGTCCCAGATACCGAGCATGGTGAACTCACCTTGTCCTGTTTTAATAATGGCTGAATTCCTCTTCATCATTGCCACTGCAAATTCGAAAGAAGGTCCTTGTACCTTTGCCTGCCTTATGGTTGGAACTTTGGGTTTGTTGAAAGGCAATCCAGTGTATGCCCCTTGAAATCCAGCAAACAGCTTGTACACTATGTAGATACACCCAGCTACAGCCACAAATGTTGAAACAGCTTGGAGAATAGTCAAAGCTCTACTGAGGTGTCTTTCTGTCTGACACTCAGTGACTGGTATTATCCAACCCTTCTCTTGACAGTATTGTCTCACTTCCTCAGAATCAACTGACTTCAACAAGTCTGCTATTGCCGGGGGTGCTGGTGTCTCGGGCGCTACTGAAATTTTGATGTCTCTGTAAATTGGGGGTCCTTGAAACAAGGCCTCAAGTACGTTGCCAATGCTGTTCCTACGGGTGTACTCTCTGAACATTTCTGTGACAAGCATGTCTAGTGTGTACCTCACTCCTGATCTTTTGTCAATGAACTGGATAGCCCTACCACAAATAAGGGGGCAACAGCGTTTGAAATTTGCTGGGTCACAGTTRTGACAGTGCTGACACGCGCGCTGCATGTCCACTTTGTTGTTCACTTTGTACTCATCATTGATAGCAATGTCTACATCTAGATAAAACCTCCTGTTAAGTGCTCTACTATCCGAGATGGTTGGAGCAGTGATGGAACCATGGTTAGTAGATGCAATCATGAAAGGGGAAGTATATAGAATTCCCTTTTCCTCTAAGCTAGCCATAGGTGGAATAAAATCCACTGTGGAAACCATCTGACATAGCAAGCTCACATCTTTCCCATCTGGGTTCTGACATAAATCGTCCATGATGACGACAGCTTGCTGTTTGTAACCATCAAAGTGGTCAGGGTCTGGTGGTAGAGAATACACACAGCTATTCAATTTCTCAGCGATGGCACGCCCAATGAGGCTTGAGGCCACTGACTTTCCTGCTCCGGGGGTTCCGTGTATCAGCAAACATACAGGTTCAATGCGGGATTTGGTCTTGAACTGCATGTAATTGCTCATCTTCTTTTCCAAAGTGAACACCCTTCTTGCTTCTGCCGCATACAGCGGTGCGTACCTCCTACAGTAGTGAGCCAGGTATTGAACATTTCCAAAAAGTCTTTCTTGATCATCCTGACTGGGTGCACTATGCTCAATGCTGGTAATCTGACTTTCGAGTAGGGGTAGTTGTTTGAGTTTTCCAAGGAATTCGACTTTTTCCTTCACCTCAGGCACTATTTTGGTTTTCAACCAATCAATGAATTTACTAATCTTTTGGGCAATCCATTCTAGGCCTTTTGCAGCGTTTGTGGCTTCTGTAAATTTCTTCAGCCATGAATCTCCTTGTTTTTCCACTACTGGTATTTGCAAGTACTGGCATACTTTGGTCTTTAACCATTGCCATGGTGACCCAGAACATCCAATGAGGGCTAGAGTGGCCGTTACTGTGATGAGATCTTCATGATTCCTAACTATAATCACAAGAGCACTTACAATCTTGATTAACGCTTTCAGGCACTTCTCCAAGATGGAATCCTGTCCAATTAACATATCTTTTAGTTGTTGTGTCTTGTCAGCAATCTCTTGTGTGAATCCGCTGCCAAAAGCTTGACCAAGCTGAGCGACATAATCAGTTATCCCTTGTTCCATGGCATCATCCTCGAGCCATAATAGGTCTCTCAAATCAGCAAATGCAACAATGCCATTTCCACCAGCGGTTACCAGTCCAATCACACCGTGTTGGCACCTAAGGATCCCTCCACAATCACCTGGTTCAGCTGGTCCAGGGGCAAGAAGGACATGGCTCTGATATCTAGCCGGGTAATATTCGTTGGCCTCAATCCAAGTCAGTCCTGGTCCTTGAAAGCAGACTGGGTAGTGTTTTCCCTTGCTACGGCAGAAATACACACCAGTGTTACAATTGCATCGGGCAATTACGTCACAACCATGGGCTGTAGTGGTGGACACTAGAAGATCTCTCTCATAACTCTCCCACACCATTGACTGGGCGTCAAACTCATTAGCCAAGTGTCTATTTACAATCCTGTAGTTGCCTACATAGACTGCCCCACTTTGCTGTCCAAATTTACCTGTGGTGGTGATGCTTTGCCTGTTTTTCGCAATTGCAGTCTTGTTTGGGTTGTAACTAGGTCTGTTCTTTTCAATGTATGGGCATGTTCTTATAGCTCTTGGTATCCAGCACCTCACTTGCGTTGGTTTCATGTAAATTCTAATCCTAATCGCGGAGATTGCCCCGTTTCCAATAATGCGGGTTGCAAAAGTGCCAAACTGATTGGCTGGATTCAATCCATAATTTGCATCTCCTTTACCATTTGGTGAGGGATGAGTACCAAAATCAGTGTAGCCATCATAAAACCAGGCATATGCACCTGCTGGGCTAATGAAGGGAACTCGCACTCTAGCTGGTGCCTCATTCATACGTACAATAACTGATGGGTTGGTGCCAGATTGCCATTCGTACCCATTGCTAGTCGTGGGTATTGGTGCTCCTGGTGGTACGTACATATACTGAATCATAGTGTTAGGTATCTTTGTTGTGGATTCAGTTGACACTACAAAGGTGAACTCCGCAGCAAACCTCATGTACGTGAACATTTCGAGCTTTCGCCGTTGTTGGACAAAAGCCATCGTGTCGATGGTCCACGATGCAAACTTGGGTGAGTTGCTGTCACTATGAATGATATCTACCATTCCAACTAAACCAGCCCTAGCATAGAACGCCTGCACAGTTGTTTCAGTTGGGCGTTGTGTGTTAATGACATCCCTGGTTTCGATCAGCCCTGCATCATCTGCGTTTGACGTGGCTCCTGTTTCGGCTGCCTGCAATGCTGGTGTGTTGGCAGTCTCAATGACTGCATCAGATGCTGATGTGTTGCTTAAGCCTTCAATTTTATTGGTCACCATCTTATCTAGAGCCTGTCCCACTGGATTTGGGCCATTGAGCACTGCAGTTTGTGAAATATCTGGGCTATCTTTTAACAGCCTAAGGCTGAAGTTGGACTGGGCACTACCGAGTGCGATGATGTCAGCACTTGTGGGGGCCCCGTCTGGGACTACAAAATTTGTCTGGTACCACATGGTCACAATTCCTGCATAGAAGTATGGTTGGCCAGCAATGGATTGGAGGTTTCTAAACATTACGTTACTAATCCATGGGATCGCCAGAGTCACTGAAGATTGGAGTCCAAAGTCCCAAACAACATACGTGCCCAACATGGCATCTTCACGAGTTGCGGGTTGAGATCCCCCGGGTGGTGAGTAACCAATAAGTATCTTTCCTGTTGCCATGAAGGATCCAGTGAACATGAATGTTATTTCTAGGCTACCAGACCATTGGTTGTAATACCTACATATGTTCCCTAGTAGTGTACTTTGCCAGGGCCCGTCAGCGCCAGGATCAACTCTGAAACTAGCTATTTGCTGATCTAGATCACTTTGCACGCTGATGGGTATTAGTAACCTGCTCATGCCATTTACACCAGTAACATTATTTACCTCAAGGATGCTCTCCACCTGACATATCTCCAGCATGTTTCTCACTTCTCCAGGTATGTGGATTGGTGTGGTCTCATCAAAGTTTGGGATTAATGGCTGGGAACTGTCATTGTCCGTTGTTACAAACTGAGTGGAACCTGGGGTCAGTTGGGCTGGCAACCCTTGGGAGATTGCCTTTCGTAGACCTGAAAACTCGCATGCCATGGGAGCGATGGTGATGGTAATTGGAACAAGAGGAGTGGCCCCTGCATCATAATTTAATGGGCTAATTGGTATGACAGCTAATGTCCAATTATTGTGCTTCAAGGCACAATCACTTGGGACGTTATTAACGTACGGCAGCACTATGGTAGCACAGTTGTTGGTCCTTAAATTTATCCATTGGTGTGGGTATATCAATGCCATTGATACTGCAGTACCGTTATCCAATAAATAAGGGTGATTGAACGTGCCACCATTCTTTCCAGGGTTGGTCTGTGAGTACTCCATGTAAGTGTTGGTGCTGCTCGTTAGTCCGCGTCCTTGGGTCCATTCAGGTATAGCTACCACTAATAAAGCCCCCTGGTGAAACTTGCTGGCATTGCACTGCACATGTACGGCAAACCCTGACCTATACAGGTAGTGATATTGAGCATTTTGGCCAAACACACCAAGTTGATTCAAACAGTCTGGTAACTTCCAATACCATCCTGTGGAGGTTTTCTCCCACYTTACAGCTTTCAAGGTGTAAAAGCGATTTACTGACACATCGGGGTGTGTTGGTGCATCTACTGCATTGGCATCAACGTTACTGAGAAAAGTAGGCCACTCACCATATCCTACAGTGATATTTGCAGCTTCTTGAGTGGTTATGGAGGTATTGCCCAGTTTTAGCTGCGCCACCCTGTCACTATAACCGCAAGCTTCAGCACTGGGTGACTTTAATGGAACAGCGGTTTGCTTTAAAACATCTGCGACAGGTTGTGTGAACTTGCCGGGATCTTGAGTGAAATCCTGTTTTGCTGCACTAGCCGCATATGAATCATTATAGTAGTTGATGTTTGTATAATGTAGTGTACTACCATTGGTTGCAATATTACTTGTCTCATGTGAGCCAGTTTGTTGTCTTGATACTTGAGCTCCCATATTTGGTTGTCTGTGATATGTAAAAGAATTAGTATAAACACACAATTCAAAACACCGGATGGCCAATCCAATAGCTATATGGTAACAACACTAGATTGTCACCATAAGCAGCCAAAGTAAGTAAAACAGGAAACACGGACACCCAAAGTAGTCGGTTCCGTCCCAGACTTACGCGTTACGACATCCTGCACTCTGGATTGAGTGTGGGTGCTCCGGGGTTAGGATTATCCGCATTCAGGGGCCGGAGGACTACCCTCTAGCTCAGTAGGCTCTTCACACCATGTCCACAAACGAGCGTCCGACCCGGTTGCCCGAGTCGGTTGGCCGCCAACGCAGCCTGGGCCGCTGTCGCCAGTGGGGAGTGCCCAGACTCATCAACCAAAGCTACACAGGGGTTACTGTGCTGAGCGCAACACTCGATTGCTTCAATGGTGTTACTAGGCTTTCCGAAGTAGGGGGCCGGATAACGATCTTTTTCCCCTTCCGCCGTGGGTACAGCTTCACAGGTACTAGGACCGGGGAAACAGAAGTGCTTGTTCGCTGAGCCACTTGGTTAGTGACCCTACTGTTGAACTATGAGATAAGCTTCTAAGTTACTGTGGGGGAAGGGAAATAAAATAGGCGTACAAAGGTACCTTGATACCAGAGTACTACGCCACGTGGGCCCTCAGGGTGGGAACAACCCTGAGGCTATTTTAA